ATTTGTAGGCAGGCAAGGGAATTGCTGAAATCGGCCCGTTGCCGTCTTGTGCAGGAACGACAGTAAAGGTGCGGGTATCGTGCAGGGTAAGCGTGAATGATGCGCCGCCCACGACGAGAACAGACCGGAGTACGATCAACCCGCCTCTGGAAATCCACGCGGTATGATCCTGTCCATCCGATTGCCCGACCAGAGTAATCGGGCGGCCCGCTAGTTTCGTGGATTCCTGAACGATGAGCGCCCCGGTCAGCCCGTACTCGATACTCTGAGTAACAGGCGACCAGGTAAATTCATCACTCCAGATCAGGCCATCCGGGAGAGAAATGGCGTCAAGGGTGATGGCCATTGATGCGCCCACCGGTCACCGGGTCAAAGGTATTACAGTGAAGAGGCAAGGTCGCTGTAAATCCACGTCCAGGGTGAAGTTTCTCCGGTCGGGGTGAGCATCTTGCCGCTGAATTGGCCATTGATGCGCCCACCGGTCACCGGGTCAAAGGTACTGGACGCCGACAGGTTCACTTTATGAATCACCAGCATTCCACGTTTCTGGCTGGCCTTCTCAGTGGCGGTGCCCACCAGCTTGACGTACTCGGATTTGGCCTTGCCGCCCTTGTAGATTTCACCGGTGCGCGTGGACTTCGTGTAAGTGACCTTGGCGACGGTTGCGCCCGTGCTGTTTAGGGCTTTGAACAGTCCGTTGACGTAATCCACTTCGTAATTGGCGGCGGCTACTGTCACATCCCCGGAGGTTTCCGCGACAAAGCCGGTGGCTTCAATCCATTGATTGGCCAGCGGCACCCACAGGCCCACCGCCGGAGTAATCGCTTCATCGGTAACGCTGCTGGTGGATTGATTGAGTTCGGTAATGTCCGCGCCGATCAGCAGGCCAAACAGCGCCGGCGGCATGTAGTTGGCCTCAGCGCTCAGACTGGCAGCCTCAGTCGGCTTGTTGATGCTAGACAGCACTTCACCCCACGAGCCTTCCATATTAGAGATGAGGTCATCCGTTTCTTGTTTAACGCCGGTGATTTCCAGCTTGGTGAAGTTCACGGGATCGTAAAACTGGGTTGGGGCGGTATCGCCGCTCCACAGGCCGAATTTGAACGCGCATTGCAGATAAATATCACGGGAAGCAACAGCGATAGCCATTAGAGAATCTCCAGATAATCAATTTCAAAGGTGAGTTGCAAAACGGCTAAATCACCGCCGCCTTGCGAAAAATCAGGGACAAAAAACCGGGCGCTGGTTTCCCGCAACGCCAAAGCTGAGGGCAAGATCGAACCATTAACAGGCGGCTTGAGCGCGGCGCGGATGCGATGCAACACCGTATCCAGGGCGTCGTCATAGGCGGCGGTCGCAGTCGCTTTGTACTCCAGAGTCAGTGACCGGGTATAAGCCACGGCGCTATAGCCCTGATCTTGCGCGGGACTGTCGCCGGTATTCCAGAGGGTAATGATCGGAAGCGTGGCGCTGGTGGTTTCCAGCGCAGCGCGCCCCGTGCGAACGGGAGCAATCGGCGTCAGGAGGGCCGATAGCTCGTTGCGGGCTTGGGTGATGTTGCTCATGAGCGCCTCACTGCGAAGACGCGCACAAAGCCGTCATCACTGATCAGTTGCGCCGCCGCCCAGACCACATCATCGGGATACGGATCATCCTCGGTTGATGTGCCGGCATAGGTGTAGGTATCCCCCACTACAGCGCCCGTGGCTGCAGCAATCTGTAGCGTGGTTTGCGCGTCCATGCGCTCGCCGAATTCGCCTACCGCTACCGCTTGCGTGTTGACCACCCCCATGACGAGGGTCTCTTCGCCATTCGCAGCAGTGCGGGTCATTTCCCGGCCGAATTTGGCCATGAGTTTGTCCGCAACACCGGCAAAGCGGGCGGTAAGGGTCGGGTTCATGTCTAGCTTAGGCCGAGGGTCAACACCGCTTGAGGGCGAGTGCAGAGCATCTTGGGGTAGCTGTCCATCGTGATTTGAAACCCCTTATCATCGTCCAGAACTTTGGAGGTCAGGTAATAGGGTTGTCCCAGCGCGCCCTGCCCGACGCTGGACAGCGTGTCATTCGGCGCAAAGAACTGTTTGAATAGGTCAGGAACGCCCAGCGGGATGACTTTGGCTTTGCCGCTGGTGAGCGCGATATTGCCGCTGGCCCGATGGCGTACCCAGGTAATGCCGGCATAGTCCACGCTATCAGGGATCGCCTGCCGCAATTCCGCCGCTTGCGCTTGATTCAAATACGTCTCGCGGATGGTCTTGGATTCAATGAATCCGACCCAGAACGTATCGTCACACAGGGCGATTAAGCGGTTGTAACTGAGTCCACCCAGGGCGCTTTCCATCGCCTTGATCACATTGTTATGAATCGCGGTACGAATCGCGCTATCCGCAGCGCCGAACGCCACGGCGGCGCTGGCAGGCGCAGTGCCCAGGACATTAGTGGGACTGTTCAGGCAAGCAACACGCAGGTATTCATGCTGCCATTCCATTTTGCGCTGCATTTTGGCTACCAACTCATCGCGGCGGGTGGTGATCACTTCCGCGCCGCCCATCGTGCCGCTGGTGCGCACATTCAGCACTTCATCCGCTAACACCACCCCGGAAATCGGGTAACCCTCGGTGATCGTGAAGGTCTCGACCTTGCGCTTTTCCAAAAGCACCGGTAACGCAGGCGCGCCGCGTGGGCGTCCCGTCATTTCCGCCACGTCGTTGTCGGGCATGACCTCAATCCCAAAGGTCGTCCCCGTCAAACCGACCGTCTCAAACACGCCCAGCGCGCCGACTTGCCCCGACTGAAACTGGACGTTGCTCAGCGACAGCAGAAGCTGTTCACGGGTAAAATAATCGCGGTAAATATCCATGAATTAGCTCCGGGCAATGATGGTTTTAGCGGCCAGCGCGGTATAGGCGGCGGTCTTGGCGGTGGAATCTGCCGAGGCGTGCCATTGCAGCGCATCGGCCTTGACGGCGGCATGGCGGAAAATACAGGCCACGCTCACATCAGCACTGGTGGCGTCCACTTCGTAAAGGTTGATGGCGGCGGCGGTTTCCGCGCCGTTACTCAGTCCATCGTCATAGGGCGTGTATTTGCCAGAGGCCGTCACTTTTCCCAGTACGGTTCCGGCCTTCACGACGCCAGCGCCAGATACCACGGTTAGGGTTTCCCGCGAAATCACCTCCTCTTCGTACAGCAGGAACTCTAAGGGGCGTTGCGGTTCGGCATAAGTGGCCATACGTTACTCCTGATGATTAAATTTGTTGAGAATCTTGCGGTTAATCGCGGTGATGTCCGCTTCATGCGCACAGGCGCCCTGACCGCCTCCCAGGGGTTCCGCCATGCCGCCGAGCGCGGCCAGAATCCGGGCGTTGACGGTCGCCAGGTCAGCAAATTCGTCTTCGCAGTTCGCCTGTAAGTCGCCCAGGGCATAGCCTCTCTTGAGCCACGGGGCAAATGCAGCGCGAATTGCTTTGATCCGGGCGCGATCGGCGGCTTGTCGCGCCGATACTGCCGCGTCAACCCGCGCATTAAACTCGGCATCACTGATCGCAGCAGGCGGGATCGCCTCTGGCGTGGGCGTTTCGGCGGCGACAGGAACCTCTGGAGTTTCTACAGGTTGTTCCGGCGTGGTTACATCATCAGTCATTACAGGCTCCTGATAAACGGCATAGGCCGCAGGGATGAAGGAAAACCCGGCGTTCAATGAACGGGGAATCGGGGAAGGGTCGGCGGCGCGATGAGTGATTTCATCGGCTAATCCAGCGGAGACCGCCTCTTGTGCGGAGTACCAGGTTTCCGCGTCGAGTAAGGCATAAACAGCATCTGTTCCGATTTTGAGACGAGCATCATATTCAGCCGCCATACCGCTACGCAGTTTGTCCAGAACATCGGCGGTTTTGCGCAGGGTAGCGGCATCGCCGGATACATCGGTTCGGGGATTGTGCAGCATCATGGTGGCGGTTCGGCTGATTTGGATCGTTTCGCCGGCCATAGCAATGAGCGATGCGGCGGAAAGCGCCCAGCCGTCAATGACCACATTGATCCGCGTCCCGCTGGCGCGCTTGCGATGCAGGGCCGACAGGATAGCGCTGGCATCGGGGACACTCCCGCCGGGACTGTTAATGTAGAGGGTGATCCGCTGCGCCGTCAGGGCGTCCAGATCAGCAACAAACTGTTTCGCTGTCACCGACTCTTCAAAAAATGATTCGCCAATGCGCCCGTCAATACGAATGTCCGCAGATTGCGGGCCGCGGGCGTCAATGCGGTAATAGGATTTCATGCAGATTTATCCTCTGGCGGATAGGTAGGCGTGGTGGATTCTGGCGGCTTTGCGCCTAACCCCCGTTCAGCAATCAATGCATTCCAGCGTTGCCATTGATTCAGGATTTCTACGGGGTTATCGCCACGCTCGCGAATCAGCTGCTGCGGACTGGACAGGTAGTTTTCCAGGCGCAACGATTGGCCATTAGCTTCTTTTTGCGGGTCAATCCAGGGCAAGCTCGGCGGCTGGTATTCGGCGTCATCCAGCGTTTGCGGATCCAAATCAGCAGGGACGTTCACAACGCTGGATTGCAGCGCCGTAGCGACGAACACTTGCCAAACCGGGCGGATAAACTGATTAATGAAGCGGCGCGACAGGGCGCGATAATGGCCGTTACTTTCAACGAGGTCTTGCCGCTGGGCGCTGTAGCTGGCGTTGTAATCGCGGGACAGACTGGGATAGCTCAATCCCAAACCGGAGGCGGCGGCGCGTAACTGGCCATTACGAAACGGCTCTAACACCGTCGAGGGGCGGTTGCTGCTGACAATATCCAGGGATTCACCGGGCCGCAGGTTATCCAGAATCATCCCCGGTTGCATGAGCAGCTCGCGGGGTTCGGATTCGCTCGGCGGCATGTAGGCTTCTGGGTTTTCGGTTTTCAGGACGCCGGTATAACTCGCGGCCATGCGCGCTGCGATGCGCTCGGCAGTCTCGTATTCATAGAGGTCATTCAGGCGTTGCAGCACGGAGGCAAACAGGCTAATTCCGCGCACCTGACCAATCCGCTCGGTTAATTTCAAGTGCAGGATGCGCTCGGCCGGGACGCGCTTTGTGGTGAAGTCCATCGGCGCAACCCCACCAGGATGCTGGCGATAGAGATGATAGGCGCGGGGCCGATTCCAGGCGTTGCGCTCCACGCCGTTGATCAGGTTGATCGTTGGATCGTTGACGTTGTGCGGGAGCAAGTCGGCCTCAAGCAATTCCAGCGAAAGGGGGACGCGAGTCCCATGATCCAGCGTCGCCAGGGTTCCGGTAATCAGTTGCGCGAGACATTCTCCGTCACGCATCCATGTCCGGCACATCAGATGTTGGGTTGCAACCCAGTCCAGATCCCAGGTGACCTCTGGCCATTGGCACCAGTCGCGCCAGGCCTCCAAAAGCTCCGCCTGGAATTCGGCGTGAATGTCGCCATCGCGGGTCTTTGGGAGCGGTTCAATCCCGATACCGGACGGCCCCACCACGAACTGCGTGAGTCGGTCCAATGCGCCCTTGGCTAAATCGTGATTCTGCTCCAGATGCCGGGCATAACGCCGGATACGTTCGCCGGATAGACTGGCGGTTGCGGTGCCATCCCGATGATCCGCATAACTGCGATGTGGCTTGAGATCGTACAGCGCACGCGGCGGTATCGGGAGTCCATCGGCGCCGAGAATTCTAGCCATTCGGGAAACTCCCGACGGTATAGCGCAAGGGGCCGGTATTCGCGGATGTGGCGGCAACCTGATCAGCACGGGCCATGCGAATGACCGCCATAAGCTCTGTGAGGGTCTGGTATTGAATGACGTTGTCACCGATCTGGACGCGCAACTCGCCAGAGGCGGCGGCGGCTTCGAGCGCGGCAAGCTGTTCAGCAGAAAAGGCCATAGCATCATCCGACAGAAAGATGACGCTAGGCTAGAGAGAAGGGCGTTGCAAAGTAAGGCAAAAATGAACCATGAAAAAACCCGCCGGAGCGGGTCTGGTGAGTAATTAATCGCTCACTTTGTAAAGTAGCGAAAAACAGTCTCGCATATAGTCAACCTCTCCAACGGTATTTCCATCCGCATCGATCAGATGACCGTTCCCGTCATCATGGATACCGCCTGAGATTTCGATGGAGCCTGGGATAATTCGGTCTATCCTCCATCCATCGCCCCATCCTTCTTTCGGTGTCGTGAAATAAGGATTTCCGTCCTCATCAACTGGAATGGGTTCTTCGTTCATTCGGTTGTCTCCCGTCAATTAATAACGCCTTCCTGTCGCCCAAATTGCGGCGGCGGTTGCCCGTTGCGCGGCGGCTTGCTCTTCAGCGGCGCGCACCTTGCCCCGCTCAATGCGCAACGCCTCCTGGCGTTTTGATTCCTCCACAGCGGCCCGGTTGCGTTCATTGCGCTGCGCAGTCTGATCGTCCAGATAGTTGCGGGCGCTGTCGCTGAGTCCTGATCCGGTGCCGGCGGGGATTTTCTTGACTTCCATTGCTTCGCCGCCGCCGGTGGGGGTGCAGGGCATTTGCTGGAATTTGACGTTGCCGGATGGGTCAGGGCATTTGTACATCGTCTGTCCGAATGCCGGCGGGGTGATCAGTGCGGACAACAGTATGAGGGTTTTCATGATTTACGTCTCCCGTGTGGGGTAAGCCCGCTATGTTGACAAATTGCAGCGATTGCCTCTTCGTCTTTCGTGAAATCTGCCGGCCCATATTCATGGTCGCAATCAATTTGGATTGGCCACTCGTTGGTTTCCGGCAATTTCGCATAGAGTTCGCATCGCGCGTTCTGTGTAGCAGGCCAGTTGTCGCTGCATTCCTCTTGATTCCAGTCGGAAGGCGCTTCAACAGCGCCGCTGATAAGGTTTTCGTTACGCTCTTTTGCGCACAAAACGTAAGTGTTAAGTACAGTATAGTTGCTGTATCCATCATCAACTTGGTAAAGGTATTTGCAGTTTACACAGGAATTCATGGTCAGTTCCATAGTGTCCCCTTGGCCCGCCTTGCGACGGGCGGTTGAGTTAGTGCCGGCGAATCCCGGCGGCTTGTTCAAAATAATGATCGCTGAGATAGAGATAATCGATCAGCCGTCCCGGTAAAGTGTAGGTGCGATCCGGTTGTCTCGCCAGATGCTCCGTCAACATCTTGAGGCTGGCTTGGAGGCGGTAGAGGAGATCGATCAACTCCTCGGCGGTTTGCGTGCCGTCGTCGGTCATGGGCGGTTCTCCATGAGCCAGCGCGTCGCCTCGGTAGATGCTTGGCTTCCGTTGTGGCGGTCAGGGTGACAAAGCTGAACCAGTCGCCGCCAAATCTCGTGGGTTAAG